AACCATAGGTATCTGGAAAACCCTCAGTAGTATTAACATTGATAACTTCATCAAGGTGGTAGGCATCTTCAGTTAATACTACTGGAACAGCAGCATATATTACACCAGATAGTTTTGAGATATCTTTCAGATCATCAAGATTATCGGCAAGATAAGTTGTACCATACTCATGCTCTTCGGAAGCATAGTATTGCTCTAAAAATTCTTTGAACAGAGGACTTTCGCTCTGAATAAAATCTGGGATCTGACTGCCCAGAATATTAGAGATACTTACTTTTTTATCTGCCATTTCTTATCTTGTGTATTTTTTGTTATTGATGAAACTTGATGGTGGTATGTATGAAGTACCAGATCTATTAGATCCAGAGGAAATCAAATCTTGCTTAAGGGTTAGTATACTATTTCCTGTAGTATCTAGGACAATATAAAGGTTCTCTTTTGCGACAATATCATTTGATTCTGGAGTAACTTCTATTTCAATGCGATTATTGAGTGAAGTAGAAATAATGTTAATAGGAGTTAATGTTATTTCTCCTCTTTCATAATCAACTGCTCCCGCATTTTTTATAATTGTTCTAATAGTATTAGTAGAATCGACACTGATTATGGAAATTAATCCAGTTTTTGCGGAAATGCTTGTCGGTCTAGACGAAAAAACATTTCCAGCATCACTAACGGTGGATACTGATTGTGATGTGGTTGTGAGATTTGGTACATCAGTGAGATATACATCTCCCTCAACCCCATCAATCCTAAAAGCAGAAGATCTAATATTAAAACCTTCTGGATCTGCATGGAACTGGTTTCCATAGCAAATTTCATAGTTTGCAAGAGAGTTGTATGCAGGAACCATATTCCTTCTCATTACAACTTTTGTGATATTTGATGTGATGGCAGAATCAACTTTATCAATCTGCGATAAAAGTTTACTATATTTAAATCTTCCACCAAATGAATTAATATCCACTGAATCAGAGTATGACTCAATTGCTGCAGAAATTCTAGAATGCAAATCCTGAGAATTATTGACTCGACCTGGATCGTATGATACAGTTGAATCATACTCAACGTAAAGATACTTCAGATCTAAAAATTCTTGTCTAATACCAGCAACTGTATATTTTTTCAGATCATTTTTGATTGCTTGTTTCGTTATATCAGACAGAAGTTCTCCATTTTTTGGTTTAACTGTAATGAAAACCTTTCCATATTGTGGGGGATCAAGTTCTTCCCCACCATATGCACTCACAGAATCGATATTTGGATATAAAAATGGAATTAGACTTGTATAATCATTCGATGTAACTGCTCTGTACTGCGATGCATAGACCCTTGGAGCGAGGTATTTGATGCTGTCTATAGTTTCTATGTCATCGCCATTTTCAGACGCTTGTAGGGTCGTTAAAACAGATATCCCAGACGTAATTGGTACCTCAGTTCCACCTCTATAGTAAACAAGATTGCCAGAGAAGTTGAAATTCGATGCTCCATTTGCAGATTCACCGTTGGTGACGATATATGATACATCTACAGTGCTTCCATTACTGGGTTTCTTGCCCATAATATTGTCACCAAACAAAATTTGGTACCTTTCATCATCAATTTCTTGAATCAAGAAAAGTCTTGATGATGAATCTACATCAAAAATATTTTTATATGTATAATAAGTCTCAACTGCTGTAGATGTCACAGAAACACGAATTGTGGACGTGTCGATATCTGAATTTGGAAGAATATATTTTGAATCTGGTTGAGAATCGTCAATTGTAAATGACTTTCTCAATAAATTACCTTCGTATATCTCAATATCACTAAAAGAAGCAATTCCATCGGTGTCTGGAGTGACTGTGATATCATCTGGAATCGAAAAGATGTAATTTCCATTGACAACTGACCCCAAAGCAACAAGTCCTGCCTTTAATTTAACTGATCTGGCAGAAGTATTACTTACATCAACGGAAAAACTGATTCTTGCAACGGATGCCTTCTTCGATCTTGGAACATAACCAATGTTTCTCGCCAAAGAAACGACATTTTCACGTAAAGTAGCACTATCAATGAAAGATTCATTCACCGCCATGTTAGTATTGTAGGCGGTGATGTATGAATTATACGCTAAAGTATCAATCAGGACCGAAAAGTTTGATCCCTCAAAGTCAAAATCAGTAAAATTGCTATTGGCCCTCAGATAAGACTTAATCTGAGTCCTTAGATCATTAAAATCTAGATTTGTGAACTGATTGAATGACATTATACCCTAGTCGGTTGTAAGATAAACTCTATATTCTGCGTTGGAAAAGGTAATCCAGTGATATCATACTCAATTCTGATGTACAAATCGTTAGAATCTGGTTGAGAATCAATGTAAACATTGGTCAATTTGATTCTTGGTTCAAAATTATTGAGTAAAGTCGTGATTTCCTCTTCTAAAAATGAAGAAATGTCTGAATTATTCAACTCAAACATTGAATCTTCAATGGATGTACCAAGCAAATCATTAAAAAATCTCTCATTCAGACGAGTTCTCGCCAAATTAATGACAGATTTCTTAATTGCATCCTCATTTCTGAGAATAGTGATATCATTTGTGACAGGATGTCTCGTAAAAGACAAACTAATGTCCCTAAAAGCACGAGAAATTGATACAGCCATCCAAGTTGTTACACTGAATATACTATCTATAATGGTTTTCTACCATTTCTTTCCATATGAGGGTTCAGTTCCATAACTCCAGTCATCATAATCTTCATCATTTCTGATTTTTTCGTGCAATTCAGACTGTTTTTTCAGATCATGAAGTGGTGCATTGTCGTGCATAACTTCTGTCAGCACCCTTTTCTGATTATTTTGCATTGAACCATAATCAGTGATGAGTTTTGCGGTTCCCCACATCTCTCTCATGTAGTTTTGATTTCTATCTACAGGTGATTGTCCCATTTTAGCTCCTGTTTTATGAAAAAACAGAACTTTTAGAGGGGTTGCTATCCCTTATGAGTATTTATTTTATGGGTTCTGGATCAAATTTAAAGTTTCAGTGTCCCAGTGTGAATAATAAGTGGTATTTTGTAGGATTTTTCTGTTTTTCTCTAAATGTTTTTTATTTTGGACCAGCATTAGGTTTGCTTTACCAAAATTTGATTGAATTCCTTGTACGAAACTAGGTTCATCCATACCATCCTCTAGAAATTCATAGTCTGGGTAGAGATGATTGTACTTAATTCTCCATTCACGAAGAACTTCTGAGGTTAAGTATGGTTCCACAATAACAATTGCGACATCAACTCCTAATATTGGAGAGATGCCGCAAATAGAATGCTCTATAATTTGATATGAAGCAGATTCGGCAAAGGGACAAATCGCAAAACCACTTAATTCTGGTCTTTGAATTGTGATTCTTCGTATCCATTCCCGAATCTCATTTTGCATTTAACCCTTACCTTGACCCCTGTACTTCTTACGGGCACCATTGCGGGACGATGCAGCGTACTTTGTGCCACCGCCATCTCCTTGGCGGGTTTTCTTCGGCGGACCAGGACTATAACTAGTCTTCACCAGTCCAACTTTTGATTTAGCCATGATAATACTCCAATAATGTTTTGTTTACGGGTTTTTGACGGGGCTTAAAATACGGTTTTTTCCAATGCTCCCCAGAAGAACCCAGGAAGAACATCAGAACATAACCAGACATCAAATAATACGAGTCTTCTCATGCCCCACACGAATCTGGGGGTCGCACCAGATCTCATATCCTTTCTCAATCGCATCTAGACAGAACGAGACATCCTCGCCACACATATCCTGAACCTCTCCAGACTCAAACTGTTGCATCTTCGGAGCGAACCAAGGATACTCAAGACTCTCAAAAACTCCATGCTTAATCAGAACCCATCCGAATCCAGTGTAGTCCACAGTGAAAGGCTTGCGACGCTTGCTCATGGTTTCTATGGTTTCATGATTCATCACGCCACCATTCTGACGGAAATCACCTTCTTCCAACCAATGTGCAACGGACGTGGTACGACCGTCTTCGGTACAATACCAACCAGCGGCAATCTCTTTGTCCATTGCAACCAGACGATAAAACTTCTCGGTATCGAAGACAATATCATTATCAATCCACAGTTGATAATCATACTGAAGTTTACCATCCCAAGGAATCTGCTTGGGACCACGGAGAACATTTGCACCAAGACACTTACAACGTGCAAAGTTCACCATGGAACTATAGTCTTGTGAAATTTGAATGCTTGCTCCATTCTGAACGAGATCGAAGCAAAGTTGCACAAATGCCTTCAGGAAAATATAGGAACAACCTCTTCCTGGAAGACAGAATACAACTGACTTACCTCGAATCATTTCTTTTGCTGCTGCCAAATCAAAATCATCTGTATTTGATTTTGAAGGCGCTACGGTTTTTACTGTAAATCCTTTAGCCATGAAAATGAATTAGTAACGAATCTATTATACCACCACAAGTCAATTATTGCAATGGTCATCTTTAGTATTTAGAGACACTTCAATTCTTTCCTCAATGTCCTTGAGAGTCTTTGAACTACCCATAAAAATAAAATTTCTCAACCGTTCTTTGTAATCTTTTACTTTTCTTTCAGGTATTCTCTGAAATACTGTGATTCCATTTACTGAAATATTATAAGTATTCATCTTCTATTTTCTCCAATAAGTAAGTGAGATCTTCTTTGGTTGTTGTATCTCTGATCAACTCAACGTCGTTCTCAATCCGATACTCTAGAGTGTCGATAAGTAATTCTCTTTCGTGGTCTTCTAATTCGAGTTTCATAATATTCATAGGCACTTTTCTTTATATATTATCTGCGAACTTTTGAGACCATTTTTACCCCTGGGAATTTTTTTTCCTGGGCGGGAATTGGGGGGTCCTTTAAGGTATGGGAGGTCTTCTGGGGTCCTGGGAAATTTTTATGGGTTTGTGATATCTCAAGCGATTTTGGTTCGTTGTAGGTTAGGGTAGTTAGGCGTTTTTAAACCGCAAGGGCAAAACCCGCACCATAACACGGATCACGGACAACTGCTGTTCGCCCTGATACAGTTGTAACAAAACGAAAGGTATACTTAAGACCACGAAGTTGCACTGCTATTTTACATTTATCACTGTGAGTCTCATGAGGTCAAGTATATTTTAACAAAACGTAATGATAAAGAGTCCATTAAATCTCATCTGAGACGCATAAAATAGTGGTACAATTAACTATCGCTCAGGTGTAATTAAGACGAACACATCGAGTAGAAGTATAAAGAACAACGACGAAAGTTCAAGGTTTAAGGATAAAGAATAAAGATACAAAAATGTAAAAAAAGGAAAAAACGGTTTTCTATATTTTGTGTTGGGAGAGTTAGTGTTAGTAACTCTCCCTTCGGTTCTTTATACTCCGTGGATGCGTTTCCAGGCGTTCCAAGTAATGCTCTGGACCTGGTAAGGTTTCAGAGTTAGGTTATAGCGAGCGTTGATGATATCGGTCGCTTGAACATAATCAGCAACGATAATTCTGTACAGTTTCACACCAATACTAGGCACTTGTTTCATAGTAAGACGATCACCGATCCAGATAGAATAGGCGTGACCGTCAACAACAACGGCGTCCTGATTACCCATAATACAGTGGAAGAACGCAGTGATCTTACGACCGTTGAGTATAGTCGGAATCTCATCCAGTTCTTCACACTCAAGCACCTTAATCGCTTTCTTGAGGTTATTTCCATATGTGCAGACTTTAACGCTTGCAGCAGACTCGGGATCCGCCACATAGGTACGGCAGACATTCTCAGCATCGACTAAGTTACGCTCCCACTTGTTGGTTGGCGACAGGGCAGCGATCACGCCAACAACGGTCTCTAGTTCCAATCCAGTGGCGTCAGCGATGGCGATGGCAGCGCCCCTGGCGGTTTCGTACCAACTTGCATGAGTCTGGCGCTCCCCAGCAGTAGCAAGGGCGAAGACGGCGGCGACGTTCTCAGCGGTCATTGAAGGCGGTTGATTGACTTGAGACAACAATACGGCACCCATCTCACCCCGTCAAGAGCAAACGGTAGCGAGCGATACCGTTTTCCAGATCCGACCCATAACTCCTTCTGATCAATCGGATTCTGTTTTTGGTATCATCCGCTACTCTTTTGCCTTGTGCTCTGCCGCCTGATGCTGTAGGATATGGGGACAATCGAGGGAGGGAACCTTGCTTGCCTGACTGACAATCCGACGAGGTGCGAGGTAGCACTGATGATGCCAAAGGTCGCCACCGCCCCTGCCATAAAATAATAAGATATAAAGAATTGAACAAAACAAAATATAATTATTTCAATTCATTAAATTATATTTACAAGTCCTCTGAGTTATTATACAGTGTAAATTAGGAGTGTATCTATACCTTACTGTACTGTGCCATTCTATCATAAAATCTCAGAGACTTTATGTGGTTTTATGTATTTGTAATAAATTGAAAAATTATAAAAACTGAAAAAGGGAAAAAGTGAAAAACTGCCTGGGTCTGTGAAGTATTATGAGGGTTTGGGAGTTTTATGTTGACTTTCGGTAGAGCGCACGCTAAGACCACAAGACCCCGAAGCATTTCTAAGGCATTAGACACTATTTCATAAGATAATACAGACTATTTCATAAGATAATAGACACTATTTCTAACGTTTCAAAGGACGAATAAGTACACTATTTGATACGAATCCATATCATTATCACACAATAATACTAATAATTATCAAGACGAATAAAACACTCTAATATATTTTTTAATACATTT